CATTACCGAACCGAGCCGGCATCGCGAAAGTCCGGGCTTCAAAATCTGCTTTTGTCACACATCTGTTTTGGGTTGCGAAATGCGCACTCGCTCTTTCTCGAATCTCATCAACCGTTGCCTGTGATGAACCACCTCGAGCCGGATTGGTATTCGAGACACTGATGTTTGTCGTGGAGGCGCCATTGAGAGTATTTATCGAATCTATGGTTGATAACTCTCCTGCACCGACGTTGGATGTGATTCCACCACCGATCCTATAGGTGATCGTTAAATTAGTATGAGCTGGTGATTCTCCAAGGGTATCGTAGTCATCTCCGAGTGTACTGTCGATAGCAGTATCCAATCCTGTTGGTTGACCCGGTATGGTTATCCCAGCTTGTTCGCTATCGAAGAATGCTATTTCTAGTTGCTGACCGTTTCTCAGTATTCCATTACCGAAAATCAGTGATGTGGTATTATCATCATTTATCGATGTGACGAATCGCTTTGATGTTTTGATAAATTCTAATGTATAGGGTACCGGTATGGACATATTGATATCATCAACTTCTGTCGTTGTAGTGAGCCCGGATGTATATGAGGTATCTCTATCGACATCACCCGTATAGTGTCTTTCTTTTGGAATTTTATCCTGCGCTAAATATTCTACCTCATACCATCGATTTCCATTTCCATCATATACTGAAAGTATATCTATGACATTTGTTTCCGGGAGAGATATCTTGAGAAATTTTTCCGGACTGCTGATTGAAAATGTCTTCGTTTTCGTTTCACCTGAAATAGCTCTTACTGTTCTGACTAACGTATATTTAGTTATCAGGCCATCAGAATCTAATTCCGTATCAGCGGTGGTCCAATTTTGATCGGATGATCCTGATGCTGTGAAGTCGGCTATGTTGAGTGTTTCAAATATAATATTAGAGTCAGATGCTGCTGTTATTTTCATTCCTTTGTCCACAATAGCAGTTTGAGAAAAGTCAGGTGAAATATTATTTATATCAGAACGATCCGCATCTACTTTTTGTTTTACCGTTATGTCGACAAATGAAGGAATGATCGGTTTAACTCGATATCCGAGCATCTTCGCTATATTGATTACATTTCTCTTCTCTTCAGCCAGCGGAAGTAGCATCTCTCTATACTGTTGATCGATATAGAATGACAGTACATCACCGACATAAGCAGACATTTCTATTAACATCATTCCGGGAGATGATTCGTTGAAATCACGGTAACTGTTTTCAAAGTATGTTTTAGCATAATCGATGAGATTTCTTTTCAAACTAACAAAATCTTTATTCAGATAATTGACGTTTGTAGTTTTGAATTCATTATCGTTATACGGCATTTTATTCTCCTATTTCAATCTGAACGCTCGTGAGTGTATTGGGATCTCGCGTTATGTTAAAATCTATTTTTATATTCATTGTATTTCTTCCAATGTTAGTATCTGTACCCATGTGGATTTGTAAATTTTTTATCTCGACAAACGGTAACCAGAAACTGATCGTATCGGTGATTTCATTCTGAACTGCTAATTTTAAATCAGGCGTATATTGTTCAAATAAAAATCTTCTCAGGCCCAGACCCAAGTTGGGTTGCATAATTCTTTCACCCTTCTCTGTCATGAGTAACATCTTGATATTATTCTTCACTGCTTCAATAGTAGTTTCCGTTGATTTAAAATATCCCTCCGGACCATCCGATTTATGAAATGGATAATCGATCCCGATAAAGATATTGTCATCGCGATCAGCGATATAAGGTTTTTTAGCTGTATCACGGATTGCCATATCAGCCTACCTCTTCCCCGTCGACCATCTGTACAACCGCGTAATCGTTTTCCTCTTCGGTCGTATCAGCATTTGGTTTTCCTTCTGCCGGTGGACCGATATATGCATGACCGGAAGCTATCAGTCCGGACTGTTTGCTGACGTTAACTGGAATGATTGATGTTCCGGATCCAGCTGCACCTGGTAGCATTCCACCGCCTGCCCCCACACCAGTTGTCGGACTAACGGTTGTCGTGACCGTACCCCGGAGTGGTTGTAGCAGTTGAAAATTTTCCAGCTCGATAGTTGCTTCCATTCGCTTAATCCGAAATGTCTGTTTCTTCAACCAATCGATGAGAGCTTGAGATAGCTGTTCCGCTATGTGAGGGATATTACCCGGACTGGCCGGATCCGCCCCAGTCGATTCCATAAAGATCTTTTCAATATTTGCTTGTAATGATACGTCGAGTAAAACTGGCATCTATAACGCTCCGCCGTTTTTCTTTTTATCAATTGCTTTCATGAGTTGAGAATAATCTTTCGTCAACGCATCCGTGACATGATCCGGAACTGCTCCGGGATTCACACCCATCGATTTTACCATCTGATCCCCAGTCATCTGTCCATTTCCGTACTGTTTACTCATTATCTCATTCATATTCTGTGTAGTGAATGTATCACCACCGAGCGTTTCCCAATCAGTATCCTGAGCTGTCTCGTTCAGTATACTGTTCAGTGTCGAGTTGTTTGAATATTTCTGATTAACTCGTGGTTGTTTTGGTTGTGATTTCTTTACAGCTCTGACCGGCTTCTTTATCGTTTTGGTTTTATATTCCTTCAAGAATGTTCTGAGTTCCATCCGGACTTCTTCTCTCACGATTTCTCTTATGATCATTTTTAGTTCTGTTTTTTTCATTTTTCTCTCCTGTAACTTTAATTCAATTCTATAAAATGTTTCTTACTGACAAAATCATTCGATCCTTTAGTCAATTTATTCTTTATACCGGTTAATTTCTGTTCCATCGATCCGGGAGCTCCACCGGAAGCCATGCTACCGAGTTTCAACGGTGCACCCTGACATTGAAAATTAGCTTGCATTAAAGCATCAACCAATTCTTCCAATATCGATCTCAGATTTTCACCCATGATCAATCCTTGCGTCGGTTCGCTGTACTGAGATGCCCCGAGAAATGTTCTTTCGGCATCGATCACTATATCGCGATTCGACGATATCGTGATATCCTTTCCCGAACCGATGTTGATATCCCGGAATGCTGAGAAGAATAAACTCTCTTGCTTTGCATTTATCGTTATGCGATCTGAGCTTATAAATGTCTGATTAGTTGAATTCGATATTGGCTCTAAAGTCGGATTACCATAACTGTATATCAGTTTATTCGCCTCTTCCCCATTATTTACCAACGATACTAAATTAGCCATTATGCGGGTTGGTGTCTGATCTTTAAAATCATCTGAAGCAAGTGTCCACTTATACGGTATATACATATACTGTCCCGAGGGATCGGGTTGTAAATCAAATGGAAAATGTTCCCTCACGGTTCCATATTCAAGCATTCCCAATATAGAACCATCATTCGTACCTTCCGCTATGCTGTTGGAATTTCTGCCGTTCGAAAATACAATATAGGGATTTATATTTCTACTCCCGATCCGGATACTGTTTCCGTGTCTACCTTCAAAAACCATATCGCCATGGATATTAGCAACATCTGACGATGTTCCAGCAACACCCTCGTCCTTTCCCAATCTATCAAGCGGTTCATTGTAAAATTTTTCTAATCGCGATACTTTCATTTTTTTGAAATCATCCGATAATCCAGATAGTTCCCTTTCCGAAACGGATTTTTCATAACCACCGGCCCGGCCGGGCAATCGTGTTTCACTGCGACTTTTATAGTCTGCATCTACATTCCAGTTTGGACTATTAATAGTATTTACAGGTCCGAGATAGTACTGGACTCCTCCTATCGTTGATAATAAAACTTGATCTCCCGTAACCGGTGTATCCACCATACCGCGAAATAATGGATAATATCTATTCGATTCATCCAACATACTGAGTTTTTTTATATTTTTACCTATATGGGGCATTGCCAGAATGCTATTTATTTTTCTATCATTACCGTCATATCCAGCGGAATCTTTACTAGTAATCACCTCACCAACAATTCCATGAACAAATTGCATATAAACCGGTTGTGGTCTCGTATCGCCAAATATCTTTTTAGATTCCGAATCTATTTTATCAATCGATATAAATGTCGATCCCATTTAACTCTCCACATAAG